AGCTAGATAGTTTCCTATCGAGGTCTGTAAATCAGAGTAAGTTGCAAAACTCATACAACTCCTGTTCTAGTGCGCCATGCACGATTCATTGGGTCATTTAACCAAGCAGCAAAACGCTTGTCATCAAGAACAGCAAAGCCACGCATGATTCCAGCTTTATTCAAGTCATCAATGACAGTCATTGGAATAGATGCAACCTTATTGCCAAACAATTGGTCAGACCATCTTGCTCTCTCGTCATACGAGTTATATTCTTTTTTATTCTGCTCAACAATGTCAGACACATCTTGACGAGTCTGAATAACGATACCGCCCTCACCATCAGCATGGACAGCAGTTTGTCTAAAATTGTTAGGATTTTGCATAGCCTAATTCTATCAGTTTGAGTAGAAAAGAAAATGCCCCAGAGGTTTAGTCTGAGGCATTTTTGAGTTACACCAGATTAAGGTGTCAAGTCAGCCAAAATGCCGTGAGCAGCTTGGTTTTTCACTTCCAAGGTGTACTCGCACAGCAACTGAGTGCTTTCGTTGTCGCCAGTTACAGCCAACTCGTTGGTCTGGAAAGGGCGCAGATAAGCAATAGCAGCCATGTCAGGGTCAAGGATAAACGCTGTTTCGCCACATGAGTTAGTGGAAGTCATGAACCTGTTGGGAACAATTGAGATTGCACCGAAATCTGACAGGTAAACGTCCGCAGCCGAAATGATGGTTGTAGGCGTATTGCTAGGGGCCATGAAACGCTGTGCAGCAATACCAGTAAAGGCAGAAACCAACTGCTTGTGAGCAGGGTTAACCATCAATACTTTAGGATTGCCACCAGAAGCGTAAACTTCTTTAACAACAGTTTGCAAAATTGCCTCTGTGAAAGTGCGGTTTGTACCATCTGTACGAGCAGTAGTACCCAAGTCACCAGCAACACCAGAAGTACCGCCATCATAGTTAGAATTCAACCATGCTTGCAGACCACCCAATTTACGAGCAGTAGAAGAATCACCATTGGCAGCAACTTGGTTGCTCAACAGGGTTGTCTCCATGTCACGCTTGATTTCGCTAGAAGCCTTAGCCAACTGATAAGCCTTTTCAGACTTACGACCAGCTTTGTCAACTGACTGCAAAGTGCCAGAAATCTTGATAGTTTTCTGTGCAATCTGAGTGCGGTTGCCAACACGAGTAGTAGGAGACATAGTAGCGTCAGATGCTGTTGCACCCTCAACTGCAAAGTTTGACAAGCTGGCAGCAGCCAACGAGTCAGTCTGCCACTCATGCAAAACAGCAGTAGCTTTAGTCTTGCCAATGGAAGACATAAATGGAACATCTGTTGGTGAAATCGAGTAGATAACATCCGAAAGGTCTTCTCTCATACCGATTGCGGTATATGTTTGATAGGTAGCCATAATTTAATACTCCAAAATTTATAAAAATCGTTCAAATGCTTTAGCTGCGTCTGCGACTTTTCCTGTCTCACGCAACCTCTGCATAACCTGTTTATCTTGTGAAGACCTAGCTTGAGGAACTGAAGTACCAGAACGCATCATCTTAGGGGCAGACTGGAGTTTTTTATTCAACTCTGGTTTGCTCTTTTGAAGTTGCTCATACTTCATTGCCTTATACAAGGTCATCACAGCACGACTGTCATACACGGAACTGAGTTCTTGGTCAGACCATCCAACAGACTTCGCATAGTCACGGATTTGTTTCCGTACCGCATCACCCTGTGGTGTCGCTAACTCAGGAATCAGACTAACTAGCTTCTCAGATTCTTGACGGAGATGGTTTTGCAGAGAGGCTTGTTGCTCGGATTGTTGCTGTTGGGCAATTCGTTGCTGTTCATTCCTGACTACTGCTAACTGCTTCTCACGCTGGCTCTGTTCAGCTACCGCTACCGCATAACCGATAGGGTCTGTTTCCTTTAAAACTTCTAAGTCCACACCCTGATGTTGCTGCGTAAGGAAGCTATCCAAGGCTTGCAACTTCTGGGCGTATGCCTGTCGTTCTTGTTTCACATACTCTAAATGACTACGTTCAGCTTCAATCGCCTTACGTTGTTCAGCTAGAGCCTGAGACTTTTTAGTGTAGTCCGTACCTTGTTGATAACCCTTGATAAGTTCGTCTAGTTCTACTTCGACTTCCTCACCAGATGCTTTGACTTTATATCTCTGCTTGGGCTGTTCCTCGGATTCCTCCTCAGAATACTCAACTTCATCAGTCTCTTGTTGTCCTCTGGTTGACCTTCGGTTTGGCTGTTGTCAGCTTCCTCAGAATCACCCATCATGCCTTCAAACGCTGAAGCGGCTTGGTTTACATCTAGGCTTTCACTCCCATTAGGGTTGGTGTTTTCCATTTGTCATCTCAATAATCGCCAGAAACCTTCTGGACGGAGGTGTAGCCTAAAGGCTACAGAATCTTCCACTTCTTCTCTCTAATCACAGTTTCCGAGGCCAAGCCTTCTAGGTGTCCTGTAAGTAGTTCAATAGTTTTAATGTGCCTGTAAGCGTCTTCACGCTTATCACATTCTTCCCCACTTGTGTTAATTATTACACTAATCTGCTCTTTTTTCAAATTATCTATGACTTCTTTGAAAAAGTCATCATTTAACAGGTTTTTAGCCCATTGCGCTACTAGGTGCTTGTCCATACTGATTTTGTATTCCAGAAATAATGTCGTTAATACTCAAGCTAGATTTAGCAGGGTAACCTTGTTTGCTACCCAAGATGCCCATTAAATCGTTGTAACTCAAGCTAGATGGCTGTGAATACTGAATAGGCTCTGGTATTTGACCATAGTTGGGGTCTAGGAACTTTTCCCATTGAGTACCAATTAGTAGGTTTCTGTCGCCAAAGTTAATTGGAGGCAATACAGTAGCAGGGGCAACGCTTGTCTTTGGAGGAGTAGCCCAATTAGCAGGAACATCAACAATTGGATATTGAACCCCACCAGAAGTACCACCACCGCCAGTAGCAGCGTTAATTCCTGCAATAGTAGTTCCAATTCCAAGAATCTTAATAACATCAGATGGAGTTAATGATGTATCTTTAGTGGTTGGGACTGTGCCTGTTGGATTTGTAACTGTAGGAGTAGTACCTACAGGTGGTGAAGTTGTAGTAATTACTGGAATATCAGATTTTGTAGGTCTTGTATCTTTAATTTCAACTGTTGGAGGTGTAGCTGTTGCACCACCTAAAATAGATGTGACAGCATTGATTACATCTGGAGATACTTGTTGCGGTGTATTTGCAGTTACAGAAACAGTTGGAACTTGTGAAAGAATGTTGGTTAATGCGTTAGTAGAAATTGCTGGAGTACCTGTAATAGATACAGTATTGCTATCTACAATTGGATTACTTACAGCAGCAGTAGTGGTAGGACTAATTGCATTTAAAGCCCTATCAATAATTGCATCGTTATAACCACCAGAAATTAAAGCATCTCGAATTTGAGATGCAGACAATCCTTGTTCTGCTAACTGTGTTGCGTCTGCAATTGCAAATTGTCTTTCAGTAATTCCTGTCGCATCTAATGTGCCACCTTGCAGATAACCACTCAATGCACCACCTGCGCCACCTAACAATGTACCTTTAAGAACATCACCACCAGCAAGACCTGTTGTAGCACCACCAAGAATTGCATTACCCAATGCACTTGAAGCTATTTGACTAGCACCAGTACCTAGTAAGGCATTGCCAAGCAAGCCACCTGCACCACTTGCAGCTAATCCTAGCTGAATAACAGGCATCAATTGACCTATATCGGAAGTAGAGCCACCATACTGAGAATAAAAAACAGGTTTACCTTGTTCGTCAAATTGAACACCATAAGAAGTAGAGCCTTTTCCAGCAAAAGTTCCTCCCCAAACATCACCACCTGCTCTGTCATAGTATGAATTTATAGGCTCACCAGTTGCTTTATTAATAAACTGAGTTACCGCTTGAGTACCAGTTTGATTTCCGTTTTCATCATAAGTTGGGACTTCTCTTATAGCTTTACCAAATTGGTTAATGTCGGTAATGCCCTGACCAGCCAACATTACAGCCATGTCATAAGCGTTCTTTTCAGCAGAACCAAACCCTTGACCACTCCATTTATCTGTAGTCCCTTGAGCCAAAATCTGTTTAGCTATGTTACCTACTGCACCTGTTGTAGGCTTGGTATCAACAGCTTCATTTCGTGCAGCACCAAGAAAACTATCAAGTTCTTGTGGCTCAATAGTAGAACCAAAATTCCAACTATCAATTTCTTCTTGAGATGGTGTTCTGCCTAATGTATCTTGATACAGCTTAACTGTAGGATTGATAGGAGCAGTAGGTGCTACTGAAGTTGTTGTAACTGTTTCTGGAGTTGCACTTCTTCCTTCTGCTTGACCATAAAGATTGTAGTGCGTACTAGCAAACTGTTCTGGTGTTAAGCCATAAGAATTTGCTTGATATGCAGCAGCAACATCTGGATTGGCTTGAAAATAAGTGTTGGCTGTTGTAGCTGCTGGCTCTGTACCTTGCGCTCTCGCTTGGGCAACAGCATTTATAAAACTAGCAACTTCATTTGCATCAATAGTTTCACCAAATCCAGCCTCCCAAAAAGCCTTTCCACTTGGGTCTGATTCACGACCAGCATATTGTCTGTACAGGTCTTCTACAGTAAGTGCCATAATTAACCCCTAATCTCTACGTTAGATGTAATGCCAGCACCAATCTTCATTGCTTTTAATTGTGCTTCTGCTTCAAACTCTTGTTGCTTCATAGCAAAGTAAGCCTGTTGTTTCTCACGCTCTAGTTGCAACTTAGCAGCTTCTTTCTCACGCATCATCTGCATTTCAACAGCAGCCTTTTGTTGCGCCATCTCTGTATCAATCTGCATCTGTTGTTGTTTCAACTGAATGTCAGCTTGTGCTTTAGCTTGGTTAGCCTGTATCTCAGCCTGTGTCCTAGCCATAATTGCTTGAACTTCTGGAGGCATTTGTTGCTGCTGTGGAGGAGGATTACTCAACGCTTGGTCTTGCTCTGGCGTAATAGGCTTGTAGAACTCAGCAGAATCTTTGAACCCTGCAATCTCAACCATGCGTCCCAATGTGCCACGATACTGAGCAGGTGAAACGTAAGGGTTAGCAGGGCCGTACTGAGCAATCAACTGCTCTTGTTTAGCAAGAACCATAGACAACATAGCCATCTGCTCTTGTCGGTTACCTGCACCTAAACCAACATTGATAGACACATCATATTGGTTAGCCCATGTTCTAGGGTCAAACTCTACGAACTCACCACGCATACGAACCATTCGTGCTTTGTCTTGGTACTTGCAGAGTAAATGCAAGATGCCTTGGAACAAAGACTTAACGCCTGTCTCAGCAAAGATTCGAGCCATTAGTTCAATCTTACCTGCGCCAGCTTGTTGCATTGAAGCTACCGCAGCAGCAGTCACGTTTTGCAAGATAGCAGGGTCTAAGCCCTGTGAAGCATCAGATACACCAGTACGCTTAGACTGAACTGTATCCAAATACTGAAGCATTGGGAAAGCAGCTTGCGCCACGTTCTGAACAACTAACTGTTGAACAGCACCCTGTGACTTAGCCCTGATAACACCACCTGCGGTAGATGTAAGCAAGTCGTCAAGGTTTACTTGACCCTCAACAGCAACCACACGTGCATTGTTTGTCAGATATAAGTTATCCAACATCTGACGAGTGATAGTGGTTTTAATCAGTTGTAAGTCTGTTGTCCTATCTGCCAACGAGTTACCAAAGAACTTGTGTGGGATAGGAATAGGACAGATTGAGTGGAAAGGAACATAGTCAACTTCCTCAACCATTTCCTTACCATCTTCATCTTGAAGAATCTCGTTTGAAGCGTAGAAGACTTGAGTCAGAGCAGCAATGCCCTTTCCATTCATATCAGTTTTGACATAACACTCAAAGACTTCAATCTCTTGCATTGAGGGGTCATCAGTCTGAACTTGGTAAGGTTGCTCACCAGCAGAGTAACGAGCCACACGCTCTGGCGTATAAGCCAAAGCATCATCCATCTGTAAGCCTTCGACTTGCTTCTTGTTAAAACCCATAGCAACCAAGTCACTACGAGTTAACATCTGCCTGTGGGCTACGAATGGTGAATCAGCAATAGTTCTAGCCTTCTTGCTAATCAAGAACTCCTCTGGGGGTACGTTCTCAATCGTAACTTTGCCTGATTTCTTACGCTTTTGGACTACGACATTGTGCGTAGAACCCATGACAGGTACACCTGTTGGGTCAATTACTGGCTGACCCATTGGGTCATAGATAGGAAACTCTGTCGTATCTTGCTCGACAATCTCCATAGTCTCATCACTCATCAGCATTGCTAACTCGTCATCAGACAAGTCAAAGTAACGCTCTTTTGTAATGTCTTCTTTGTTTTCCCAATACGCTTTAACGATGCCGTTCTTCTGCATCAAGGCATCTTTGAACCAATCATGCAGAATAGCTACACCAGCGTTATCTCGTTTGAAAACCCAATTGCAGTAGTCTGTGGCCTGTTTTGCAGAGGCTTCGTCCCTCGGGCCTTGTGGCTCAAAGACTACGATATTGTCTGAGCCTGTAAAGATACGAACTAAGCTAGGTAGCGCACCATCTATCGCTTCTGCCACTTCTCCAGTAACGATTTGAGACTTACCCTCAACTTCATTACCATAGGGCTGTCGTAGATAAGCCTCCAGAGCCTGTTTGCGCTGCTCAACAGTTTCGCTTTCAATAAATCCAATTGCATCATCAATCTCTGACTGTAGTATTGACTTCAGTTCGTTCTGTGCCATGCTTGTCCTTTGGAGGGCGTCCCATTCTGGGTTTATCCAATTGTAACTCTTTTACCATATTTTCAAGCATTTCGATACGCTTTTCAAGTTCTTTTACTTTAGGGGCTAGATTTACACCTTGCATTGATACATACATCAGACAATCCATTTCGGAGTTTGGTTAATCGGCTTAGACCAAGTTGAATGTCCTTCATCCAATCCAAGGGCTAAGTAGCGGAACGAATCAGAGCCATGACTAGACCAATCATGTAATGGTCTTTCATAGAATATCTTACGCTTCTCATCGTAGTCTCTGCGGTAGTTTCTCAGGCAATTCAGCCCTGTCTGCACCTTTGGAACATTAAACCAGCACCTTGGCAGCAACCTTCTTACCGCTTGGATACCATCATCTAGTCCCATTCTTGGTGCAATCTTGACCTCTAGTCCAGCTTCTTCAAGCATCTCTAGTCGGCTCTTACCAGTTCCTAGTTCCCTGACCCTAACGTCATGGGGCAGAATATGCTCTGCTTTGAGATAGTCGTTGTCCTTAATCCACTTCACATAGTGGTCTAGTCCTACTCCGTGATTCTCGTAGTAGTCCAGTAATCTGACCTCAGTACCCACTAACTGAGCCACCCAGATAGACGTAGAGTCACCCATTCCCAAGTCCCAAGCAGTAAAAGTTCTGCTTAGTTCCTCTCTGGGAATCTCTTGCATATGCTTCTTGTCTTCCAGTTCATTGAGGATTTGCCCATAGTAAGAGCCTTCTACAGCAGCGTCAAAGCTACACTCAAACTCTTGGCGGTATTTATCCTCACCCATCTCATTACGAGCAGCCTTCAGTTCTATGTCATCCACTACACCTGTCTCAGAGGCTTTGAACTCTAGCAAACCCCATCCTTCCTCTTTTTCTGCCCTGTCTCGCAGTTCTTTGAAGTGGTTGTGTCCCTTTGGTGTACCAATAAATAAGCACCATCCTTTTCTGTCTGTCAGGGCTGGTCTAACAATGTCTGTCCATATCTTAGGATTCTGGTCACCCACCTCATCAATGATTACCCCATCAAAGTATTGACCTCGCAAGGAATCAGGGTTGTCTGAGCCATATAGCTGAATACGCCTACCCCAGAAGTCAACTCGTAACTCTGAGATGTTGTTAGTACCGCCTAGCGGAGTAGTGTATTTAACGAGATAGTCCCAAGCTACACGCTTTGCTTGTCCATAGGTAGGCGCAATGTAAGCGTATCTAGGTGTTTCTTTCTCGTTTAGCACCGCCTCACGGATTAAGTGGTTAAGTGCTGCAACAGTCTTACCAAACCTTCGATGTGCAACTACTACTGCAAAGCGTTTGCCTTCCAGTAACTCGTGAACCTTTAG